CCTTTCCTCTTATGTTGATAAATACATTGTCTATAGACTTATGCTGACCCACAGCGTAGACTTAGAACGTCAACATAGGAGAAAAAAATGGGACGTCCGATTAACGAAAGAAAAATAGGTTTTGGCCCAGGCCGTATTGCTGTAACAAGACATAATATCGGAGCTCCGGGCAATGAAGCAACAACCGCAGCTCATATATTAAAACAGAAGTCTTCTACTAAATTTTTAGTAAGATTAGATTCAGATTCCGGTAACCCGGCTGCTGGTACAGTATTAACTCTTACTAACGCAGATAATGGCGCTATGCCAGCTAACAGTTTTAGAATTGATATCGATGGTGCTTCTGATTCTAGTGCTGCTTATCGAGTTACAAAATTATTTAATAGAACAGTAGAAGTATGGAACGACGTAACTGAAGAGTTTGACCGTGGTGCATACAATATTGGTGATTGGCCGGATGACAATGCTGATGTACCAAATAAAGTAGTTACATTCTCTGTACCTGCACAATAAGGAATTGTAGATGTCAAGAGTAGTACGAGTAAAAAACGATGAATATAAAATCATAGTTGAATATGACAACCCTGATGAAGCGGCTGCACGTATTACTCTTGATACTACAGGTTCCGGTTCGAGTATCGCAGGCACCGTAGTTGTACGAGGTGATTTATTAGTAGAAGGTACAACTACTACTGTAGAATCTGTAGATACAACAATAGCTGACAATATACTAACACTCAATGCTGGCGAGACTGGGGCAGGTATAACACTTACTACAGCTGGCATTGAATTAGACCGCGGAACAGAAAATAATGCTAGATTTGTATTTGATGAGGACGTTCCGGTTTATAACGGCGTAGATACTACAGGTGCTTTTTTAGCAGAAGATGCTGTTGGTAATGTATTGCCATTGAGCTCAAATAGTATAAATCACACCGGCACAATTTATATAACACCTCTAAATAGTTTTATATCTGTCGGTGGAGAAGAGGATTACGAAGAAAATATCTTTAGTTATGATGTACCTGGTGGAATAATCGACAATAGCGAACCTTTAGATGACGATGCGTTAGTAAATGCAAAAGCTCTTGAGCAGTATGTGGACTTTAGACTTACCGAAGCAATTATAGGTGCCATCAGTGATGCAGATACTAGTTTTGTAGCAGAAGATTTTGATACAAATACTACTGAGAGTAAGTTTATTATTACTGTAGACGGTGTAAATACTGGGAATATTTACGGTAATAGAACCGAAATACATAATATAAAAATACAGAATAATGAAATATCAACTCTAAATGACGATAGTACTAATCAAGACTTGATATTGTATGCAAGCGGTACTGGTAATGTTCAAATAGACGACGGATTAATTTTAACAACCTCACCTTTCCAAGCAGAAGATATTGGTATTAATCCTGCTGATAATCCTCCAACTGATGGAGTAAAGATTTATGGAAGTGCAGAAGGTAGCGGCGCTACAGGTATAAGTTTTGTAAATAGTTCCGGCACTGCTGGAGAATTAATAAGTAAAGATAAAGCATTGTTATATGCAATGTTGTTTTAAGGATTTGAAATGTCAATAGCAACTAGTCAATTAACTGTAGCACAATTAGATGCAGTAACTGTACCTGCAGGAAAACAATACGCAATTTTAAATATACTTGTGTGCAACAATTCAAGCTCTTCTGCTACTTTTGATTTACACTTTATTCCTAGCGGAGATAGTTTAAATATCAATGTAAACAGAGTAGTGAACGCTGTAACTGTAGATGCCGGTGATACATTTGTTTGGGGTACTGACAATAGAATTATGTTAGCCGAAGGCGACACAGTAACCTTTACGGCGTCTAGTAATGCGCTTTCTGCGACTGTAAGCTGGATTGAAGGCTAATGAGATTTATTAAGAGGCAAAATACTAATAGTTTTGCACCAGATGGAGTAGGTGTAAAATACGACATAAATGGCCAAGTTGTACTAGATAGCTCTGACATGATGTTAGTACCAAAAGGCACAACGGCTAATGCAATTACTAGCTATACTGAAGGGCATATTCGTTACAATACCGATAGTGATGAATTTGAATGTTATCAAAACGGCGCTTTACGTAAAATGCGGTTTAAAGAACCTGCAACAATAACACAGCAAAGTTTAGGTTTTGGTGATGCAGTTGAAACTATTTTCGGACCACTCGATAGTGGTGATTCTGATTATCCTACTCCGGCAGCAGCACAAAACATTATCGTGTTAGTTGAAAACGTTTTTCAGTTAGCTACAACTAATTATACACTTATTCAAAATCCAGGAAATAGAGTAGAAATTACCGCTATTATTAGTGTCGGAACAACTACGGTAATTCAAACAGCTAATCCACATGGACTTAATCCAGGTGAATTAGTGTTTGTTAGTCAAGTAGAAACAAATCCCGATGATGCAATTGAAAACTTGAACACTGATGATTCGAGTTCACCGGGTAGTCATAATATCGAAAGCGTGCCAGCTGCTAATCAGCTAGAATTAGGTGTAGATACTTCAGGCGGCGTGATTGGTAATTATGTGGCAAATACAGGATATATTTTGAAAGCAGGCACCTCAACAGGCCCTTATTTAGACGGATATTATATACAGTTTACTTCTGCTCCTGATTTAGATAAACCAGTAACAGTTATACATAATTTTGATAAGTGAGTTAAAAATGAACTTAGGTATGCAATCAACAGAAGGTAACACATTTGTTTTGAACATACTACACAATATAAAATCAAGTGGTTTAAAAGATAGAGATGCTGTAAAACAACTATTTGATCATTTAGACCATTTGAGCGATAGTACTTTTTTTAGAGAATCTCAAGACGAAAAAGTAAAATTAGCTGCAATTAAATGGTTAGAAGACAACGGCATTGTAAAAGCTAAAATTTTAGATTACATTTCTTTGTAAATTTCAAAAATTGTTTTCAATTTATTTTTAACTATACTACTATTGATTGTTTTTTTCACACCATTATGTAAAGGTTGCGGCCAATCTTTATATTTGCTCCATGCGTATCCTGAATGTTCACCGTTTAATTTAGGTATAAATTCATTTTCAACAATACAAATATAAGTGTAATAAAAAAATTTGTTATCATTACTAGAAAAAGTTTCTAATGGTATAATTTTTTTAATATCTACTGTGCCTATTTCTTCTTGGATTTCTCTCAATAAGCCATTACCTAAGGATTCGTCTTTTTCGTTTGTTCCGCCGACTAACCCCCATACATTACTATTTTTACTTTTTTTTCTGTATAAGAATAAAAATCTTTCTGTATTGATACAATAGATAAAAGCACCGCTGCATTTGATGTTAGACATACTGTATATATCAGTTGTAGTCTAGCCGCCATGTTCCGGCTGGATATATACCATCATAAGACCTTGTCCAGTATGCATCATCAGTAGTATATTTGTATTGAATACCTGTATTAAGATTAGTGGTATAAATTATGCCACTATCATGATTACTAGCATCGAATACAATTACCCATTCTGTGCCAGACCATTCGATTATATCACCAGCGCTAGCTATTAATGTATCCTTACCTAAACTATTTTTCCATGCATCTGGTCCGTCATAGACGAAGTTATATGGTGTTTGTCCTACATCTTGTCCAACATTATCACTAGTATTAATATCTTCTAGAATTAATATTCTAGGATTAGAGCTAAGATAATCTGTTGGGTTAAATTTATAAGGATTAACTACGAAATCAACATTACCTCTTATACCATTAGGTCCATCTATAAGAGTGTCACTCGGTGTGCTATCGATATCAAAATCTATATCTAATTTTTTTGGATCTAGGGGATCAACCGATACACTACCAGTGATTTCGTAACCAGTATCAACTCGTCTTAATTTTATAGTAGTAACGTAATCTTGGAATTGGAAAGGCAAAGCAACTATGTAACCTTCCCATGATGCAGCAGGTAAACCTTCGCCTCTTATAAGTTCAGCTTTGCCGTCTATCACAATAATACTACAGTCTTGATAGTTTGTGCCAATTACTGCTGTTGCTTCGCCTTTTTCTGATCCGTTGTTTTGTTGTATTTCTGTAACGTTTCCATCTGCATCGACATCTAATTTATATTGTGATCCTGTACCTATGGTATCAACATCTTGCCATTGATTCACTTCTGGTTTTGTTAAACCTTGTACAATTGTTCCTGTTTCTTCGACAAAAATACTAGAAATAATATTTGTAATAACGCCAAGTCTTTTTACTTTAGCCGGCGGGCTTATAAAAATAGGTATTTCAAAAGTTAAAGTTGCAATGTCTATGTCGTCGTCGGTACCTACTGGTATTGATCTGTTAGACCAATTTACATTTGACAATGTTACTGTTGTTAAGCTAGTCCAATCTATATAATTATCAGTAGTTTGTATTTCTAAGCTAGGATTAAACAAAACTAATAATTGTTCTAATATTTGCAACTTTTGATCGGTATTACTACTCCATATATCAACATTTGTAGTCATAATATAAGGAGTAGGCATTAATCTTTCTACGGTATAATTTTTTCCTTCTTGTTCGAGATACTCGTTGCCTGCAGAATCGTACCGTCTTTCTTTTATGTGCAATTTATGTACATACGAACTATCTGCTCTACGAGCATTGTCAATATTTAACCCAGTTACATATACAGCCATTCTAGGCACACTAGGAGCTATTGCTTCACTATTCTGTGCTAATTGATTAGCTACTTGCCTACTAATATCCCCGTATGCAACAGGTATTTGTCTTTCATCTCCTTCGCCATCCTTCCAGTAAAAATTACTCATAAGCCTGACAATTTGAAGTAGATATCGTCTAATTTGATTATCGTAAAAATGTTGCATATCTAATCACTTTTTGGTCTTAATGCTTTACTTAAGCTTTGACGTTCTTCGATTTCTTCGCCTGCTATAGTATCAGTTTTTGTATTATTAATAAATGTAGTCTTTTGGGTATTTCTTGTATTAGTATTAGAAAGAGTTAATCTAACTTCATCTTCGATTACTTCCCATCTGTCCTTGCTATATCTAAACAATCTACGAGGTAAAAAATCAGTTCGCAAAAAATAATCCCCTTCTTCACTATTTAGAGGAAAATATTTTCCTAAACCAAACGGAGATCCGTTAGGCGGAAATCCATCTCCTAACAAATATCCAGCATAGCCTGATTTTTTAGGCGTCGGCGACATAGTGTCTAATATACCATCACTATCGGTATCAACAAGTTCAATATTTCCATTCTCGTCAGTTGTAACCGTGAAAAAATGTGTAGTATCATAACCACTTAGTAATGCATTTTCCTCGGCTTCTTGTACTATTAGTTCATTTATAGCTATATCTGTATCAAAAGTAGAACCACCTCCATTAGATCCTGTACTAGGATATGGATTACCGTCGCCGTCTGTATCTATATTAAATATATCTTTGTACTCTTGAGAATCATAAATTCGTTTTATTTTAAGTCTATACAAGTGCGGATACCATGTTTGTGTAAAGCCTTGTGATGCACGACTTACGTCTTCTACAACATAAAATCTTTTTATAGCAAAATCTGAATCATTTAAGGCATATTCGTCACGCAGGTTAGGTAATTCTATCACATCACCGCTTATAATTTTTCTTCCTAATGTACTCACTAAGCTTCTTATGTGTACAGTTAAATATAATGTGTCATTGGTTAAGAATAATCCAAACTGTTTTAAATCAAAATCTAAATCAACAGAATTAAATACACATCGTATGTTGTAAATATCTTTTTCGTAAGATCTATCTCTATTTTCTAAAAATAGTACGTCTTGAATGTTCAAAGGATCTGTTATTCCGCCGTCGGTTGCATTCGGATTTACAAAATCGGAATCGGGATCAATTTTTGTTCCTAATAATTTATGAACAAACATATCAACGCCGCCTACAGTAAACATTTCATAGATCTGTTTATCTAGAAATTCATAGTCGGGTCCACGTTCGGGTTTATATAAACTTAGTCTTGGCATACAGTATTTATTCACATAAATACATTGGAGATCTTCAATGGCAACTACTACAAGACAAGAAATTTTTGATTATGTGTACACTCTACTAGGTGGCGGCATGGTAGACGTTGAGTTAGATCCTGT